AGCTATGTACTTGTCGTAAGGCACCTGATCTCTCAGTATTGCCTCTTCTATCCTTGCGCTCGGTAGCCAGAAATGACTGATTATGTTTATCTTGCCTTTGTCCTCTACCACGACGCAGGCACTCGTTAAGTCCGTCGTCTGCGAGAGGTCTATGCCTACTACGCAGTACTTGTCTTTGAAGTCTTCGAGCTTCAGGTGGTGTCCTTCTGTCTTCTTTATGTCAGCCGTAGAGATCCAGGCAGTAGATGCGTTTTGCTTGACGTTTGCTACCTTTACAAGAAACTCGTTCTTGGCCTGAGGATCTCCCTCGGCCTTCTGGATCTCCTCCAGTATGGTCTTTACCGGTATAGATACTCCTAAGTTAGGATTTGCCTTCTTAAGCTCGTTTATGTCGTTCCATTTGCTCAGGTCCTCTATTTGGTAAATAAAGGGCAGGAAGGCTGTTTCCTCAGATCCTCCCATCAAAAGCCTTGTGGATCTCGTGTACAGCGTGTCGTATACTCCGTCGTTTACTCTGTTCGCAGTACTTATCGCAATGGTAAGCGGTTCCTTCCTGGAAAGCGTTCCGCTTGTTAGAGTGCTGTACAGGTTCAGGCCTTGCGTACCCTTCCATGCAGCAAACTCGTCGCACACATTAAGCGAGCTGTTCAGGCCGTCCGCCGTAGTGTAGTTACTCGTTAGCATCTTGGCGGAGCTGTTTGTACTCGGTAAGTACACGTCGCTCCTGCGCTTCATTATCAGCCTCCGGAGCTCCGGCTCCTTAAGTATTGTCTGGTAAAAGGCGCTGTAGCAGAGTTCCGCCTGTTCCTTCTTTGTGGCTGTGAAATAGATCTCTTTTCCGTAGTCGTCGTCGCAGTACAGGATGTAGTCCGCTATGCCGGATATAAGTAAAGTCTTGCCGGATTTCCTGCCCGTACTGAGTACGATCTCTTTAAACTGCCTAAGGTCCTCGCCGTTTACCAAGCCAAATACACAGCTAAGGAAAGCCTTCTGCCAGAGCTCCAGCTTAAGCAGTCCGGTCTTGCCTTTACTATGGTGTACAAAGCTCTCCATAAACCGGATAGGCCGTATAGCCTTCTTGTGGTTGTAGTAAAAGCTGTGGTCCTGCAGTCCGTCGAGTACATACTCATAAGCGAGCTTTACAAGCTTGCCTACGTTCTCCGAGCCGTCGCTGATTGCCTGGTAGTACTGCAGTATGTAGTTGTTATCCTTCATTCAGGAAGGCCTCCAGCTTTGACTGCTCTACTTCCTCCGGTACTTCCTTAAGCAGTGTCTTAACACAGCTTACATAAGTCTTCAGGTATCCCTGGTAAAGGATTGCCCTTGCTGATACCTTTGTCCCGTGTGCTCCTTCTTCTATTCGTCCGTATTCTTTTAGCTCTTCCTCGAGTTCTCCCATCTCAGCCTTTAGATAAGCCATCTTTTCAAGGGCTTCGTCTACAAGTCTGCGCTTCTTATCCGGAAGTCCGGTAAAAAGCTTGTTAAGTTCCTCGAAGTACTGAGCTTGTCTGTCTTTCTTTCCCATTGCTTGCTCCTAAAATGGTCTGAAAAAATTAATCTCAGTTCTTTCTTTCTTCCTGCGCCGGTCTTTCTGGGGTCGGTTGAGGCCTCGGTTTAGGGGGGCTAAACCGAGAGTTTACTTCTGGTAAACAAAGTTTACTGCCGGTTTACTCCTGGTAAACGACGTTACCCCACTCGTCGAGCTCGTACCGGTCGCTCCCTTTCCATCTTCTGTGCACGTCTGCGTGGCAGTCCCTGCAGAGCAGCTGCAGATTATCCAAACCTAAGCTAATCCTCGGGTCGTTTATGTTCTCCGGCGTTAGCTCAATCTTATGGTGCACAGTGTTTCCGGTCTTTATGATTCCTTTTGCAAGACACCTCTCGCAAAGTCCGTGCCTCTTCTGTATTACAAGGTCTCTCGTCTTCTGCCATTCCTTAGAATGGTAAAAGTCGTAGCTAAACTCCTTAGCCATTCCTTACACTTCCTCTACTATTGCTCGCACTAAAAAAGCACAGCTGTTAACTGCGCTTAGTTAGTGTTTTCGGAGCAAGTAAGGTTTATTGTGCTTTAACTCTATCGTTTTGCACGGTATCACTTTAGCACACTTAAAAGTATCATTTCGTATCCTTTGTTGTAAAAGGCTTGATTATAAAGCCCTTGTCTGTTCTCACGTAGTCGTACCATGTTAGCTTTAAGAGCCCATCGAGTAAGTTGTCTATGTCCTCTGTTGTAGCTCTGTTGTGTATGAGCTTTATCACCTCGTTTACTTCTATCAGGTGTTTTTCCTCTGTTATCATTTTTCCCTCCAGTCCTCTGCCAAATAGTTTATTGCCTGAGCGTGTAGCTTCTTCGGGTGGTTCTCGCTGTAGATCATCTCCTTGCAGATCTTGTCCCAGCTCTTAAGCTCCACATATCTCTTAAGCAGTACCTCCTTATGCCGTGGTGTTAGATCTGAGACGAGTATATATGTCTCTATGTCGTCCCTCTGGTTCTCCAGATCCACAAGCTTGTCCATAAGCTTTGCTGTTTTTTCCTGTATCGTTATCGCTATATTGCCGGTAGGATCTCCGGGAAGGTTACTCCGTCCTCCGTCCGTGAGAGGCTTTACTATGCTGTCTCTTAAGTACTTAAGTCTCCGGATCTCGTTTTGATAATGCTCTATCTGTACGTTTATCTCCCAGGCTTTACGTAAGTATGCTTTTACTTTGGCCTGTAGTTCATACTGATACTGGCTCATTTAGTCTGCCTCCAATTTGGTTATAGTTATCTCCGTCCTCGGATGCTCCTTGTCATATAGTACCTTGCTCCCGTCCATCCCGGCGACGATGTTAAAGTTGTCGTCCTCCAGTATGCCGTGCTTAACTAAGATGTCGCACAGTGCCTCGTGGAGGTTAGGGAGGTCTACCCTTCGCCTGTCGCCTCGGTAGTATATAGCCTGTATGTTTACAGGGTAACTGATAGGAAAGCTCGCAGTATCCGCATATTGTGGGGTCGTTATTATGTCACTTAAAATGTTTGATATTTTCGTCTTTGTTGTTGTTATATTGAGGTATTCTTTGCAGGACCTCTCGTACTTCTTGTATGCTTCACTTTGTGATACAAAAGGCCGTTTAGTCCTTGCGTTAATGTAGATCTGCTGGCTGTTCTTCTTAGTTACTGGCTGTAAAGGGATACAGGCTTTATATACTACTTCTTGCACCTTACTTGTTACCTCCCTAATCTTAAGTTCCACTGGAGGCTTGCTACCTCCGGAGCGTCTGCCTTGTTGTTGTATATCTGTGCTCCGCACCTGGTACAGCGCACGTAGTACTTGTTTATGTAGCTCTGGATCTCGGCCTCTCCGTTGCAGAACGGGCACCTCCTGAGCTCTCCGTCCTTCAGTGCAGCTGGTTCTATTGTCAGCTCGTTAAATAGTTGTGTTAATGTCATTCGTATACTCCTTCCGTCTCTTTTTGTTTCTTCCTTCCGTGCGAACAATAGTCATCATGTGTTGCAAGTCTCTCATTAGCACAATATGAATAGTCACCTTCGTAGTATTCGCAATCTTTACACCTAATTACCTGAACTGCATCTATGGTCGGAGCATTAAGAATGAAATAGTTTACAGCTGCGTTAAACTGTATTTTTTCTTTATTAAGTGTATTAATCAAAGCGTCTGCATCTATAAGTCTCATAGCTCCTCCTTAAAAGGGCAGTTCGTCCTCTTCCTGTACTGGCCTTGCATCCGGTATCTCCTTTGTAAAGAGATCCTGCGCCGGCTGTGGCTTTGGTTGTTGCTCCGGTCTCCTGTAGCTCTGTGCATATGGGCTGTTGTTTACTACTGGCTCCGGTTCTACGATCTCGTTCACCTGGAAGAAGTTGTAATACTTGCCCTGCCACTCCTCGCTCCGGTAAGTGGTGTTTACTGCGATCTTGTCCCGTTCCTTGTATTCTTTGCTCAGCTTGTCTGCCATGCCTCCGTAGGCTCTCAGGAACAGCTGCGTATACTGGTACTTTCCTGCCTCGTCCTTACTCTTATAAACACTTAACTTAGCGCTCCATGTTGTGGTGCCGTTGGTGCTTGTCTTTGTCTGTGGTTGCCATATCGTGCCCTCAAAATAGCACTTATTGTTGTCTGCCATTACTCTGCCTCCTTCTCTAATAATGCCCTTAGGTTCTCGTCTATGCTCTTCAGGAGCTTTGCCTGTGCTATCAGCAGCTGCTCCAGTGTGT